CCGCGACTCCTACGCACCCCCGTGGCCGTCTGATGGCATCCCCGACACTGCCCCCCGACCCATGGCAGGGCACCGGCCCCGACCCGTGGATGCCCCAGCGCCTGCGTGCACAGGCCGAGGTGCGCGCAGGCGAGAAGACGATCTACGACGACTACTACGCGCGCCTGTCCGCGTGGCTGGCCGTCGCCGGTCGCGCCACGCTGGCTGGGGTGATCCCGAGCCCCGACGCGATTCTTGCGCTCGCCCCCCGGTGGGTGCAGTCGATGACCATGTTCGCCAACACCACCATCGCCGAGATGGTCGGCCGCGCCTACCTGAAGGTGTTCGGCCCTGGCTACCGCTACGACAACCGGCCGTTCGTCGTCGACTACCTGGCGCGCGTCGTGAACCGGCTCGTCGAGGTGCCCGAACAGGCGTACTCGCTGGTGGTCGGCCAGATAGCCGAAGGTGCCCTGGCCGGTGAGTCGATCGGCAGGATTGCCGACCGGGTGCGCCAGACGTTCGACGTGACGGCCACGGCGTACTGGCGGAGCAGACCAACCACCGTCGCCAGGAGCGAGGTGGTCGGTGCCCTGAATTCCGGACGTTTGGGCGCATTCCGTGAGGTTTCGTTCGATCTGGGCGAACCGTTCGAGAAGTTCTGGTTGGCTACGACAGTGGGGGCTGCTGCGGAGCGCACGCGCGATAGCCACCGCGAGGCCGACGGGCAGCGTGTGCCGCTGAATCGGCCGTTCATCGTCGGCGGCTTCCCTGGCATGTTCCCCGGTGCGCCCGAGCTGCCCGCGCGCGAGTCCATCCAGTGCCTTCCGGGCGAAACGTTGGTTTCATTTCCTGGACTGCGCGGAGCGATGCGTAGGTGGTATGAGGGCGATCTTGTCAAGATCGGCTTCGCCTCCGGCGACGAACTGTCCATCACTCCTAACCACCCTGTACTGCGGGCGGATGGAGTTTGGACGCCCGCTGGCCTCCTGCGTGAAGGTGATCACTGCATCCGCGCATTCGGCGACGGGAATGCGCTCGGAGCACCACACGAACATGGTGGACCATCCCAGATTGGCGAGATCTACCGTCTTGCGGAGATGGCGCTTGATACGCATCGGGTAGCCGTGGCCCCACCAGACTTCCACGGCGACGGAGCCGGTGGTCATGTCGATGTTGTACCCGTAAACCGGGGTCTGCGGGTCGACGGAAGCGCCGCGAGCGATGAGGAGGTCGAACAGTTCGGCCTCGCCCTTGCCGACATTCTTCGACCTGGTCTCGGAAATTGCCAGGATTCGCCGCGAACGGCTGCCAGTAGGTTCCGTCCGGACGGCCGTTCTGGTCTTCTCCCACATTCCAGAGGCGAGTTCGTGGCGTCCTTCGGGACTCAGGTTTTCCATGCGCTGGTACATGGCCGCACTGCGACCACGGATGGGGGTGCCCATTTCGCGCAATCGCATGACAACGGATGCGCGGGTGAGGCCGAATGCGCGGGAGAGAGACAGGATGCTCTCGCCTCCTTCGTACCGAGAACGGAGGTCATCCATGGGCGCGGAGAGCCGCCGGAAGGCTCCGGCGTCTTTTCGACTGCGTCGCGCGATCCCAATGGCGCTGAGCCTGTTCTCGATGGTCTTTATGGAGACGCCGAGTGCTTTTGCGATGGCCGGAGTTCATTGGCCAGCTTCGTAACGACGTCGGAGATCGTCAAGATCGATGTTTATGCGTTCAGTGGCCACGTCTACAACCTCGACACAGGAGAAGGATGGTACATAGCCAACTCTATCTTGTGCCGCAACTGCCGCTGCACAATGTTGATCATGCGACCCGGCGAAGAGACCGACCTGTCAAACCGCCAGTTCACCGACCTGTAGCCGCCCCGAGAGGAGAGGTACACATGGAAAACCAATTCCCCGCAGACGCCCAGACCCCCCCGGTGAGTCAATGGGTGGTGCCGCAGGACGGCTCTCGCGCTGAACGCCGAGGTGCGTCTGAGGAAAGCAACACTCGCGGCCCCCGCAGGATGGTGTCCGAATCGTCACTGCGGGCGAAAGAGAAGACGATGCGATCGAAGAACGGCATGCGAGACAGCTCGAACTGGAGGAAGCGATGACCGGCGGGACCAGGTGGCGGGGACTGCTGGCCCCGATCAACCAGCCGACAGGCGACGGACGCCGCATCGCCGTCGGCGGCTTCACCCACCGGCCGCTGCCCCTGCCGCTGAAGTGGCAGCGGGTGGACGCCGACGGCCACGACGACTCCGTGGTGGTCGGCTCGCTGGAGCGCATCGAGATCGACGAGCCCGGCGGGGCCGTGTGGGGAGAGGGCGAGCTGTTCGACGACGCCAGCCCGACAGCCACGCCCCGCCTGGCCGAGGACGTCGCCGAGGCCAAGATGCTGCTGGACAAAAAGGTCATCGGCCCCTCTGTCGATCCGGGCTCCGCGCAGGCCGTCACCGTCATCAAGGGCGAAGACCAGCCGCTCAGCGAGCAGGCCATGGAGCGCTACTGGATGCAGCACGGCAAGCTCCCCGAAACCGAGCTGCTGTTCACCAACTACGAGATCGCCGCCGCAACCCTCGTGCCCGTACCCGCTTTTGGGGAATGCCGCCCGTTCGAGCTGCTCGGCGACAGCACCACCGCAGCCGTCGGCCGCGAGGCCCTGCTCGCCTCCTGCCCGGCGCTGCCCCCGCTCGATCCGGCGCTGTTCCGCAACCCCGAGCTGAAGACCTACACCCCGCTGACGCGGCGCGACCTCGGCAACGGGTGGACGCACGTGTTCGGCCACGTCGCCTCGCACGACGTCTGCCACGTCGGCATCCGCGACGTGTGCACCACCGCGCCGTACTCCGACAACGACTACCAGCCGTTCCACCGCTACTCCACCACCCGCGACGGCCACCCGCTGCCCGTCATGGCCGGTCGGCTCACCGGCGGCTTCGGCCAGTTCGAAAACCACTGCGCCTGTCACCGCGGCAACGACGACCATGCCTGCGGCAACATCAGCTTTGGTGCGGCCATCGCCCACCACGACCGCATGGAGACGCTCGCCTACGTCTGCACCGGCGAGGACGAGGCCAACGACGCCGTCTGGTTCAGCGGCGTCGAGGCCCCCGAGATCACGCCCGAGGGCCGGGCCCTGCTCGCCCGGCGCAAGGTGTCCGGCGACTGGCGCGAGTACGGCGACGCCATGGAGCTGACCGAGGTGCTCGTGCTCGCTCGGCGCGAGCCCGGATTCCCGCTGCCGCGCGTGTCCATGTTCAACGGCCGCCAGCGCTCGCTGACCGCGGCGGGCGTCATCCGGCCCGACGAGGCATCGCGCCTGTCGGCCGCCGGACTGCTGCCGCTGCCCGGCCAGGGCGGTCCCATCGACTACGACCGGCTCGGCGCGGCCGTCGCGCAGCACCTCATGGCCGCCGCCGCCCCGGCGCTCACCGCTGCGGTGCGCGCCGACTGGAAGAACGTGCCCATCGCCGACGGCGACCCTGAGTGGGACAAGGGCGCGGCCGTCCGGCGGCTCGTGGCATGGGCCGACGGCGACATCGAGGGCAAGTACGCCCGCGCGTTCGTGTGGCGCGACCCCGAGGCCGACCCCGGGTTGCAGGGGGCGCACAAACTGCCGATCGCCGACGTGATCGACGGCAAGCTCACCATCATCCCCAGCGCCGTGCGCAACGCCCTGGCACGCCTGTCACAGACCGACGGCCTGTCCGCCGACGAGGAGGACGAGGCCCGGCAGGTGCTGGAGGGCATCCTCGACCGCGTGCGCGGCGACGAGGCCGTCACCGCCGCCTCACCGGAGGGCGGCCACAGCGGTGCCATGGTCGCGCTGCGCATGAGCGACGCCGACGCCGACCGGCTGGCCGTCACCGGCGGCCTGCCGCCGGAGGAACTGCACCTCACCCTCGCCTACCTCGGCGAGGCCGCCGACATCAGCCCCGAGGCGCGCGAGCGCATGACGGCCTCCTTCACCGAGCTGGCCCGCAGCGTCGGCGGCCCGCTCGCGGCCAACGGCTTCGCCGTGAGCGCCTTCAACCCGGGCATCGGCGAGCGCCCTACGGCGATCGTGATGGGCATCTCCGGCGACGGCCTGGCAGACCTCCAGGCGCGCACGCGCGAGGCCCTGGAGATGTGCGAGGGCTACGACATGCCCGAGCAGCACTCACCATGGCACGCCCACACCACACTGGCCTACGACGACGACCTGTCCAAGATCGCCGCGTACGCTGACCGCGTGGGGCCGCTCACGTTCGACCGGCTGCGCCTGGCGTTCGCCGGGGACGTGATCGACATCCCGCTGGAAGAGATCATCGCCGTGGACACGGCCGAGCAGGACGAGCGCGACCCGCACCAGATGTACGCGGCACGCATGGCCGCCGTCGCGACGCTGCGCGCAGCCCGCGCCGAAACCCTGGCCGAGCAGATCGCCGACGCGGCAGCGTTGGCCGACGAGTAGAGAGGACCCGCGACATGGGCTGCGGATGCAACAAAGCTGGCGGGAAGTGGAAGGTCAGCTACCCGGGCGGGAAGTTCGCCATCAAGAACAGCGAGGCATCGGCCAAGCTGGCGGCCGCCCGCGTGGCCGGTGCGACGTACGCGAAGATGAGCTGATGGACACCCCCGATGCCCTCATGTGCGCCGACGGCTGTGCGGGATGCAGCGCCGAGTGCGCCTCCTGCATGGCCGGAGGATGCTCCAGTTCGTGCGGTGGCTGCGCCGAGGTCATGGCCCGCAAGGCGCGCGTGGCCTCGGCCCTGCTCACCATCGGCCGCTCGTCGGCGGCGCTGGCCAAGTCGGCGGCCGAAAGCGACGACGAGCAGGGCCGCGCCCTGACGCGCCTGCTCAACGAGGTGACCCTCGCCGCCGCCGAGGACGAGCAGGCCCCCGACCTGGTCACCGAGTTCATCTCCCGCCTGCCCGAGCAGCTCCAGGAGT